TTCTATCCATTTATACAATATACATAGATTTAAATATATAATTACACAATTATATATTTCTAAATATTATTAAAATTAGCGTCTGCGTCTGCGGCGGCGTCTGGATTTCTTAGCGGCTTTTCTTTTCTTAGTGCGGCGCTTGCGTCTGCGCTTTTTGGATTTCTTGGCACCCTTACGCGTGCGTCTTCTTCTGCGTCTTCGCGACTTTCTTCCTCCCTCGCTCCCTGGTTTATCTCTCCCTGCGTTGCCATATTTTTTCACGAATTTTCTGACGACACTGTACGAAACTGCAAGCCCTTTTTCTCTTTCACCATTTATTTTAAGCTTTTTGTTGATCTCCTTCCTTTTACCCCTCTTTTGTGTTTTTGTATCGCGCAACTTTGCCTCTTCCTCCGCAGTAAGTGACTTATCTTCCATTTGAACGTTGAGCGCTTCTATTTCTGCCACCAGTTTTGCTTTCTCACTTATTAGTTTCGTATTTTCGAGTCTAATTTTTTTTAATTCGTCATTAATTTTTTTATCATGAGTCAGGTTGACAGCGGGCATGATCTTCGACAACACCCCTTCAATCATTTCGACGCTTTTTTTGAAAGGTCCCAGATATTTAACCGCATCACTAAGGTACTTCCGAGTTTTTTTATCTATAACCTTAATATTGGCTCGGTGTGTGTCAATCTCACTAGTTCCTCCTCCTCTGTTTTCAAGTTTATCCTCTTCGTCATCCAAATCACTAACTAAATTGTTTATTTCTCCTAAAAGGTCAGTGGCGTCTTTTATGAGCCCCTCTTCCCATTCTTTCATTTCTTTAAACTTTATCGCGAGCATATCTTCGGTCATCGTTTCCACCGCACCCTCTATGATTTTTTTGTTCAATTCTGTAATCTTCCCATCTAACTTCTCCCACGTATCGTCGAGGTCATAGCCCCAATCATCCTCATCCAATTCGTCTTCTCTTATTTGCCGCCTCGCCAGCAGCACTTGCCTCGCTTTCACCGCCTTTTCACTTTCATGATTGTTTTGTCCATCCGTAAACTCCTTGAAATTATCAATTCCCGCATTCTTTTTGGCCTTAAGTGCCAAACTTCGTTTTCGAAGTGTACCAATTCTATTTAGGAAGTTTGGCATTTATACAATATACATAGATTTAAATATATAATTACACAATTATATATTTCTAAATATTATTAAAATTAGCGTCTGCGTTTCTTATTTCTACGTGTTCTCTTCTTCATCCCCTTGACCATAGATTTGGTCATTTTCTGGAATTTCTTACCTTTTCTTTTTTTGGCGAGAGTGATGTAAGCACCGAGGTTCTTCTTGGTCTTGGCCTGTGCGCTCTTTTTTTTGCTAACAATTCTGCCGTCTTTTTTCTGCATTAAGTGTTTTCTAGTGAGGGCTTTCTTACCAGGTTGCGTTTTGAAAGCGGTTCCGTTCCAAACTTGGCGTCTTGAGCCAACAAGCATATCGTATTTTTTGCCTTTTATCATGACTTTACCATCAGAGGTTCTTTTCCAGTTTCTTCCCATTATATATAAGAAATAGAAAAAAATATAAAATGCTAAATATAAATGAACGCGTAAAATAAATTGATTTATATATTATTTAAAAAATATATAAATATATAAAATTATTTTGTTGAATAATGTCTAAAGCTTCGAAAAAAGAATTGGCACAAAAATATCAAAAGAAAACAGATATTGAACATATTAAAGATGCACCAGATACATACATTGGTAGTATTGAAGAAGACCAGGAACGTGGTTGGATGTTAAAAGATGGAAAAATGAATATGATGGAATATTCATGGGTTCCAGGACTATTCAAATGTTTTGATGAAGGTATTGTCAATGCGCGCGATCATTTTGTTAGATTAAATGGGAAAAAGAAATTAAAAAAAAATAAGATTATTCCTGTAAAAAATATTAATATTACCGTTGATAAAGAAACGGGTGTCATTACAATGTATAACGATGGAAATGGTATTGATGTTGAAAAGCATCCAGAACATAAACTTTGGATACCTGAAATGATTTTCGGACATTTGAGAACAGGAACAAATTATGATAAGTCTGCTAAGAAAATTGTAGGTGGAAAAAATGGATTCGGTTTTAAACTTGTTCTTATTTATGCGTTGTGGGGGGAGATTGAAACCGTGGACCATATTAGAAAGAAAAAATATACTCAACGTTTTGAAGATAATCTAGGTAAAATTTGTAAGCCTAATGTATCTTCTTGTACTGGAAAACCATATACAAAAGTATCGTGGCTACCAGACTATAAACGGTTCGGACTAGAAAATCTAACGGATGATATGTTTCAAATGTTTAAAAAGAGAACGTGGGATATAGCTGCGGTTACTGATAAAAGTGTTAAAGTTACATTTAATAATGAGGTTATCCCTGTTAATACATTCGAATCATTTATTGATTTGTATATTGGAGAAAAAAGTGAGACAAAAAGATTTTATGAAAACCCAGATAGCCGATGGGAATACGCGGTGTGTATTAGCCCATTGGACGAATATACCCAAGTGTCATACGTAAATGGTATTCATACTAAAAAAGGTGGTAAACACGTAGATTATATTATGAATCAGATAGTTAAAAAGCTATCACTGTATATTGAAAAAAAGAAAAAGATAAAAGTAAAACCTATTACGATAAAGGAACAATTGATGTTGTTTCTAAATTGTATTATTGAAAACCCAGCTTTTGATAGCCAAACAAAAGAGTGTATTAATACACCCGTAGCTAAATTTGGTTCAAAATGTGAAGTAAGTGACAAATTTATTGAAAAGTTAGCAAAAATGGGGGTAATGGAGTCAGCCTTATTGCTGAATGAAGTGAAGGCAAATAAAGCAGCTAAAAAAAATGATGGAAAGAAAACCACAAATATTAGAGGTATACCTAAATTGATGGATGCGAACAAGGCCGGGACATTTGAAAGTCAAAAATGTACTTTGATTTTATGTGAGGGAGATTCAGCAAAAGCGGGTATTGTTTCGGGTCTGAGTAAAGAAGACCGCAATTATTTTGGAGTATTCCCATTGAAGGGTAAATTGTTAAATACAAAGGATATATCCCAGTTAAGAATCAATAGCAATGCGGAGATTACAAATATTAAAAAGATTGTTGGTCTGGAAACAGGGAAGAAATATGATAAAGATTTGATAAATAAACATTTGAGATATGGTAAAATTATGTTTATGACGGATCAGGATTTGGATGGGTCTCATATTAAAGGATTGTGTATTAATATGTTTCATTCACAGTGGGAAGAGCTAGTAAAGATGGACCAGTTTTTGGGATTTATGAATACACCTATTCTAAAGGCAAAGAAGGGGAAAAAAGAAAAATCATTCTACAATGAAAGTAAATATTTGAAATGGAAAGAGGAAAATAATGATGGTAAAGGTTGGAAAATAAAATATTTTAAGGGATTGGGAACAAGTTCAGCGAAAGAGTTTAAAGAATATTTTAAGAAAAAGAAGATGGTAACATTTAAATATGATAATGATGACTGTGGTGATTCCATAGATAAAGTATTTAATAAACATAGAGCGGATGATAGAAAGAAATGGCTCGAATCATATAATAAAGATGAGGTATTGAATACTGAACAGAAAGAAATTACCTATACGGAGTTTGTAAATAAAGAAATGAAGCATTTTTCAAAATATGATTGCGACAGGTCAATTCCAAATGCGATTGATGGGTGGAAAATCAGTACAAGAAAAATATTGTATTCTTGTTTTAAAAGAAATTTGGTGAGTGAAATTAAGGTTGCCCAATTGGCAGGATATGTGAGTGAGCATTCCGGTTATCATCATGGTGAAATGAGTTTAATTAAAGGTATTATTGGAATGGCTCAAGAGTATGTGGGTTCTAATAATGTGAATGTATTGATGCCCAATGGTCAGTTTGGTACAAGACTTATGGGTGGTAAAGACCACGCAAGTGAAAGATATATTTTCACAGCACTGAATCCATTAACTAAATTTATATTTAGAGATGAAGATAGAGAAATTTTAAGTTATAATGACGACGATGGTGACATTGTTGAACCAGTACATTATTTACCGGTTATTCCCTATGCTCTTATCAATGGTGGAAAAGGAATTGGTACTGGATTTAGTTATGAAGGTATGTCTTATAATTTAAACGAAGTAGTTACATATTTGGTAAATAAAATTAACGGTAAACCCAAGGATAAGAATATAGAGTTACATCCATATTATGAAGGATTTAAAGGAACCATTGTTAAAAATTATGAGAAGACTGGAAAATATTTAATTAAAGGAAAATATAAAATTGTTAGTTCCGATACAATTAAGATAACAGAATTACCTATTGGTTCATGGACTACGGATTACAACGCATTTTTAGAAAATTTGATGAGCGACAAAACTAAAGCTGGAAAAAAGAAAACACCTATTCTTAAAAAGAAAACAGATATGTGTACTGATGTTGTAATAGATTTTACACTAAAATTTTATCCCGGTGTTTTACCCAGTCTAATCTCTAAACAATACAATGAACATATTAATATGTTGGAAAAAACATTAAATTTAACCACAACAAAATCGCTTTCAAATATGAATTTGTTTACAAGCAAAAATAGATTGAAAAAATACAAAGATGTATACGCGATTGTACATGATTATTACAATATTAGACTGTTAGGATACCATAACCGAAAGAAACATTTAATAAATAAAATGGAAAAGCAGTTATGTTTGCTAACAAATAGAGCGAGGTTTATATTGGAACAATGTGAAGATATCATAGATCTAAGGAAAAAGAAGAAAGACGCAGTTATAGCATTACTAAAAGAAAGAAATTACGATACCATTGACGGTGACGAAGAATTTAAATATTTGAGAACCATGAGAATTGAACAAGTAGAAGAAGAAAATGTAGAAAAGTTAGTGAAAGAAAAAGGCGATAAGTTAAAAGCTTTAGAAATATTGAAAAATACACCTGTGAAAAAAATGTGGAAGAAAGAACTTAAGGAATTATTGGATGAATTTGGCAAATATCAAAAAGCCAGAGCTATTAGACAGGGACTGAGAAAGAAATAATACTATTATCATTAAAATAATTTTATATCTAAAATATTTTTTTATTAGAGAAATGGGTTATAAAATTTAATAAAATTTAATAAAATTTAATAAAAATTAGAAGAAAGGTTTTAATTCTAAAGAATTGGAATGATAGCTAGAAATAGGAAGGTCCATGGGAGTTGCTAATTTACTAACAGATTGTTTATATTTCATATATCCAACAACTTCATTGTATATCTGTGGAATACTGAATCCAGTTACACGGTTATTTAATTCAATTATTTGTTCTGTAATATTATAATCTAAATTTTTAGAAAATTGTAAATACATAGCGCGCATAATTGTTTTAAGAACATCTTCATCTTGATTACCTATTCTATATTTCTTATTTGATTTTTTATAAACGCCAGCAATAATAGCATTTTGTAAAATTTGTATATTTTCAGCAGAAAAAAAGGTATTCGATAAAACAGTTGTTTGAAAATTACCAACTAAAGCATTCGTATATGGAGTTGCCTTATATTCTTTAGGTTTTTCATATAACAAAAATCTATCAACTGGATTATTTCCTAATATATCGACACGACCGTTCATATACTAATAACAAAGAAAAAATATTATAATATTAAAATATATAAATGGGTTTTAAAAGAACGGTATTAATAATAGCAGCAATAACATTTTTAGTAATGATGTTAATGATGGCTTTAGTAATTAAAAATTCATACAAATTAAAAATGTTTCCAGCTGTAGTATCAAAATGCCCGGACTATTGGGTATTAAAAGATGGCGAATGTAAACCAGACTCTGAAATAGAAAACAATACTAACACTGGGTCTATAAATTCAATACAACCCCTCGAAGCAAACACGGCAATGGCTAGAATTAAAGCATGTAGAGTTGCCACTGATTCTAATATTAAATGGGACGGTATAACGGGTAGAAATTTATGTTAAGAATTGCTAAATGTATTTGATAATAATATTAAAATAATTAATATTATTATATAACCATGGATGTATTAGATAAAATAAATACAATACCAATGGATGTTGTATTAATTATAAAAGAATATATGGTGGTTGATACATTATTAATAACTAACAAAAAATACTATGAAGGAAATATAATGATGGAGAGATTTAATATATTTAAAAATGGTCCTATATGTAAAAGATTTTACAATATATCACTGGATACGTATATAAATAGAATAATAAAGAATGATTTAAATTATATATTTCAGTTATTGATTAAACATAAATATAAACATTGGATTCGCTTAAAAAATTATAAGTACAGGGGTCATAAATTTTCCAATTATATTTATTTTTTAGAGCAATTATGTATTATATCAGAATCAAATAAATGTAGAGAAATAGTTGTAGATTATGAAAAAAATAACAGTATTGTTCGTAAAAAACATAAAAAAATAAAGCGTATTAATAATAGATGGACAAATTAAATATTAATTCATTATTAGATAGAGTAGAAAGTGAAAATGTATTCAAAAAAACATTATCGTATTTTGAAAATCATAAACATGAATTACTGACACGACGGGGTATTTATGTGTATGGTGCCCCGGGTAGTGGTAAAACAAGATTTGTAAAGGATTTATTAAAAAATATGAATTATGACATTGTTATGTATGATGCTGGTGATGTGCGAAACAAATCCGTTATTGATACAATAACTAAAAATAATATGTCGGATACAAATGTATTAAGTCTTTTAAAAAAAAAAGTTAAAAAAATAGCGATTGTTATGGATGAAATAGATGGTATGAATAGTGGTGATAAGGGTGGTATTAATTCACTAATAAAGCTGATACGTCCAAAAAAAACAAATAAACAAAAAAAGGAAGAAACGACGATGACGCCAATTATTTGTATAGGTAATTACCATGTTGATAAAAAAATAAAAGAAATGATGAAAATATGTACAACAATTGAATTAAAAAATCCATCAAAAGAACAAATTGAAAAAATATTATTAAATTTAATACCCGAATTAAATAGTAATATACTGGATGGTCTTACCGAATATATACAATATGACTTAAGAAAACTAGAAAATGTATATGAATTATATAAAAATCAAAAAAACTTATTAACAGACGATATATTTAATAAAATTTTTCAAAAAAAAAATTATAATGAAGATACAAAAGATATAACAAGACAGTTGTTGGCAGAGTATTATCCATTGAAAATGCATAATAATTTAATGAATGAAACCGATAGGACAAGTATAGGGTTATTATTTCATGAAAATATAATTGAATTACTGGAAAAAATGGATAAAGGATATTCTATTAAAAAATACATTAGTATATTAAACAATATAGTTTTTTCGGATTATATAGACAGGATAACATTTCAAAAGCAAATATGGCTTTTCAATGAGATAACATCTTTAATAAAAACATTCTATAATAACAGAATATTACACAAAGAGATATTAACTGAAAAGGTAGAAAAAATAAAGGAGATAAGATTTACTAAAGTATTGACAAAATATTCAACAGAATATAATAATACTATTTTTATTCAAGCTTTATGCAATAAACTGACAATGGATAAAAAAGACTTATTTTCATTTTTTTTACATTTAAAAAAAAATAAAACAACAGAAGAGATTTATGAATTATTTGTGAAAGAAAATTATG